AAATCCTAAAGGTTGCATACGAGTATCAGCTGGGACCCGACGACGGCGCCACCGGCTACCGGCAGTGCTTCAGCTCCAGCTGCGCGATGGTGGCCCGCTACTACGGCAAGATCTCGGGCGACTACGAGTACAACAAACTCCGCGCCCGCTTTGGCGACACCACCGACCCCAAAGCCCAAATCGCTGCCTTCAAAGCACTGGGACTAACCGCCACCTTCGAGATGGACGGCACAGTCGAAGAGCTGGAGAACGAGATTAACAATGGCTACCCCACTCCAGTCGGCTGGCTCCACAAAGGCCCCGTGAGCAACCCATCCGGCACCGGCCACTGGAGCGTGGTGGTCGGCTTCACGCCTACCCACTTCATCCACAATGACCCCTACGGCGAGGCCAACCTCGTCAACGGTGGCTACGTCAGCCACAAGGGTGGAGCTGGCGTCGCCTACTCCCGCAAAAACTGGCTGCCTCGTTGGCTAATTGAGGGTGACGATACCGGCTGGTTCCTTAAAGTTCGCCCTAGGTGACCATGCGCCCCATCGAACACACCACCGAATCCTGCTTCCACAAGGCCGCCACCGACCAGTGGTTGATCGACCGCTTCAACTCCGGCGATTACCGTGGCCTCCTCGAAGCCGCCCTCATCCTGAACACGCTCCACCAGCTGGAGCAAACAAAAGCCCGGTGGGCAATCCGCGAAGCCGCCGACAACCTTACCGGGCAATTTGGCCTAGACCGCGACTCGGCCTAGTCCCCCTTCTCCAACTGCTCGATGTACTGCTGGTACAAGCCGGTGTACAGCGAATGGAGCGGATGATCGGAACTGTCCCGGCCATCTTGTACATATAACCTGTCCAGGAAACGAGTCCGCGCATCATCCACGCAAACCCGCGCCCAGGCTTCCGTCGCCCAATCAGCTGGTGTGCTCATTCTGCTTTTTCTCCACGAGTTTGAGTCGCCGGTTCCGTCCTTCCTTGGGACCAGCATGTGACCGCGCCAGCCTAGGCTTCGGCGCCGCCTCAGGCGGCACCTCCACCATGCAATTCGGGTAAAGATTCCTTGCCACCTGAATCGCGTGATTCAGCGACAACCCCTTCACCAGATCCCGCTTGGCACCCTTACCGGGCAACCAAATCGTTAGCTCGTACTGCCGAAGTTTTCCCTGCGCCGGCACTATTTCCATGACTTGGGGTAGTTGGGTTCTTCAATGCTATGAACAGCAACAAAGCTGTTAGTGCGGTCAGCAACAACTCGCGCCGCCTCGACAGCACGCTCGTACGTGACCCAGCTGGAGGCATCCTCCTTGGTCGCCGTAAAACCGATTCCATTTCCTGGCCCGTAGACCGCCGTGACCCAGCGATCCCCGGCCATAACCACATACCGAGTCATCTGTTGTAATTGAATTACTGTGTAAGTCTAATAGATCCTACACCATCGGACCAGACTATGAAGACATCTAACTAAGTCTTATGCGTCCGGTTTTGCTTTCGGTTGTTCTTGCCTGGAGCGCATCCTGCCCTCCACCCGCTTTTTCACCGACTCACGCCACAAGGCTTCATCCGCAGCCTCCGCCGCCTTGTATTCCGAGGCCGGCAGAGCTTTTTCAAGCGCCGTATAAACCATTTCCCGCAGCAACGCCGTCACCTTTTTACCTTCCCCAGCCGCAAGATTTTCCGCCAGCTTGTACCGATGCGGGTCCAGCAGCAACTGGCAATACAGCTTCGATCCGTGCTTCAGCGGCATGGTACGGGGTCTAGTCTGATACATAGTATCATACTGAGAAACACTAGACACGCGCCATGTCCGAGTATTCCACCCCCTGCTGCAAAGCTGAATACGGCATCGGCGGCGAAGGCTCGACCCACTGGTATCTCTGCACCGCCTGCGGTAAACCTGTCGCCGTCATTGAATCACCGACAGAAGAAGAGGCCGAGGCTTTGTTGCTCCAATGTGGGCATGGCGTCGGGTAATTACCACCGAATATCGTCGTCCACTTTTTTCCGCCACGCATTGGACTGCGCCCGCCTCGCCCCACCCCTCTGCTTGGCACACCCCTGCCGAATTTGCCGCGCCCACTCCAAAAACGCAGCCATTCTGTGCAAGTCCGCCGTCTTCGCCAGCCGTATCTCCCGCTGGAGCCACTCCATCACAAGTTCCCTTCCCGTGCGGGCTGGACTCACTGGTCTAACTTTGCGACACGAACAATGGACTGGACCAATCTGCCGGGATACTGCTGCCTGACCTGCTGGTGCGCCTGGAACGCATCCGGCGCCACCACATAAACATCGTGCATCGGGCCATGGAGTGCATACATCCTGACCCGATACTCGAAGTCCTCCTGGATCACTTTGCCTGGTCCCAGCTCAACCCGACCTTAGCCTCGGCCAGCGGTGGAATATCGCCAAGCCACTTAGCTTCAGCTTCTTCCATGATTGCCTGGAGCTGAGCGGCCCAAACGTCGGCGTGCTCTTCTTTCACGAGCAGGATGATCTCGTCATGCACCACGCCGGCCAAGCGCACCCGCTCTTCCCCGTCTGCTTTAAGGAACGGCCACAGTTTGCCGAGCGTAAGTTTGAGGACGGCGGCACCAGCTCCCTGGATTGGGGTGTTGCAACGGGTCGTAAGTTTATTGTTCTCGCCCGGTAAAAACCGCCGCAAGCCCGACATGCGTATGCGGATAGATGGATTGTCCGGAGCCGCATCAGCAGCGCGAGCATTGTTGCGCTGCCATTTGGAGATGCCTTTATATGCAGCGTGGAACTTTTCCCGCACCGTCGCAGCCTCATCAAGATCCATCTGGATTCCCATCGCTGCTGCATAATTTCTGAGCCCTTTTGCACCGCTTCCATATAACAAACCGAAGTTGGCTGATTTACTAACTTGCCGCTGTTCTTTTGTAACATCTTCTTCCTTGACCCCGTAAATTTGCGTCGCTGTAATCGTATGCAGGTCTTTCCCCTGCTGGAACACCTGAGTCATAAGAGGATCTTGAGCTTCTGCCGCCGCCAGCCGCAACTCCATCTGTCCATAGTCCGCTACAACCAGTTGCCAACCAGTTGGTGCTTGCACGCAAGCCCGAAAACGCACGTCCCGAGGCACTTGTTGCAGATTGGGACTCATGCAACTCATCCTCCCGGTGTCAGCCCCCATCTGCAAATAGCTGGCGCGAATAAAACCATCATCCGACAAATTCTTTAACAAAGTCTCCGCCATTTGCCGCCGCTTCTCTACACGTTTCCACCGCAAATAATCCGCAATAAGTTTGTGCTCCCCGATGTATTCCTGGAGCGCAGACTTACTCGCACTTTTCTTCCCCGTCTTCATATCCACAGGCGCCTCACCCAACAACGCGGTGAACTTCGCCAGCAACTGCACCGGACTATTTAGGTTAAAAACATCAGGATCAGTTTTCTTACCTTTCGCCCCAGGCTTTGTTTGGTACAGGATGTTGCCATCGAGCCCGCGATGCAGCTTGGCGTGTTCCGGCAGCGCCACATCAAAGTCTTCGATGAACTTGGCACCAATCTCGTTGTGCTCAATGTCGAGGTCCTCGATCAGCTGTTGTAAGGAGTCCTTGTCGAAAGGAAGCCCGGTGCGCCACAGCTGCGCCATCGCCGGCAACGCCTTGCACTCCAGGTGCCAAGCCGGCAACAACGGCGGCGACGCAGCCGCCATCCGCTGCATGATCGGCTCCCACAACTCCGTCAACACCACCACATCCTTCGCCGCATACTCCAGCTGGCTCGCCGACACATCCGCCGACCAGTCACTGCGCTGTTCCTCCTTGGAAATTTCGTAGCCCAGATACCGCCGGACCACGTGCTGGAGCCCGTTCTTCACGTTAGCCAAGCCATTGGTCAAGATCCGGCTAGCCAGCATCGAACAGAGCACCTGCCCTTCCGGGTAAATCTCATGCTCCTGGAGCCAGCCCAGATCGAACACTGCATTGTGCGCCAGCCAGGTCCGCTCCTTGGTGAAAAAGTTTTCCAGCGTGATCCAGTCCTCATCGCTGAACTGCCAACAGTCCAGTACGACGGGCGATTGATCCACGGTGGCCAGCTGCAGCAGCCGCAGACCACCAAATTTTGGCTGGAGCCCAGTGGTCTCCACGTCAAACGCCACAAAGCTGGCGCCGTCGAGCGTGTGCAGGTGCTCGATCCCCTGAAGAATGTTCATGCCGGGTAGGGCGTGTTCTGTATTACTCTAACACACCTGTCAGCTCTTTGGCCGCACACAACTCAGCCAGCACCGTCCCACCCTCGGGAATCCCTAGCGTGCAGCGGTGGTACCAGTGAACGCAGGTCCGGCACTCCCCGCCATCCGGCAGCGGCTTGTGTTTTTTCAACAAATGCTGCAGCCGCAACTCCTCTTTCCCTGCATCGCTGGAGCGATAACACTTGAAGCAGTAGACGGCATTGGTAGTGATGCTGCCGCACTGGATGCAGCGGCGACTGTTGATTGGAACTTGCATCAGAAAAAACGAACACGTAAAAATCCTGGAAGGCGCTTTAACACGCCAGTTTTGGTGTGCTGAGCTGCGCCATCAGGCAACTCAACCTCGACCGTAAAAACCTTGTGCCCACATTGCGGGCATTTTCGCTGGCGCAGAATCGACTCCGCCGTATCCCGGCAAGTGCGATCCACGTCCATCCGCTTGAAATCACACCTGGCGCATCGCATTACGCCACTTCCTGTTTTTCACAATGCACCAAGCGTGCTGGTATGAAATCCCGTACACCTTGGCCAACTCCGAAATCGAAGTGCCAGAGGCATAAAGATGCCTCAAATCCAGCGCGTTCTGCGGCGTCAACACCGCCGTCCCCGGAATCGACCCCTCCCGAAACGACGTCTTCGTCGCTGGTCTCTTCGGCTCACTCATTCCGATAAGGCTCGGTCGCCAACGTGTTAATCAGCCGGTTCAAATACCACCGACATTTTTCGGCATCCTCCAGCGGATCCTTCTTCAACCACATCCGGCTGAGGTACTTCAGGCATTGCCACTGGAGCGAGCCAACCACAGCGTCGGGCGCGTGCTGGACCCAATCCTCCAAGATGTCAATGACTTCTATCTTCCCGGCGGTGTAGTGGCTGGGATGATGCACCGCGTCGCTGACCTGGAACTCAAAATCGCTCATCCTTTGGATTCCTGAACGGTGGTGTCGCCGTGGTAACGGCCAGTCATCGAATAGTCTTTGCCGGGCAACATCGACATGCGGTGGAACACAATCTGTGCAATCCGCATCCCAGGCCACAACGCAACTGGGTGCATAGCGCGTGCATTTTGCAGCTCCAGCGTCAACCGCCCTTTGTAACCAGGGTCTATATACCCCGCGAGCAAATGTTCAATCCCCTCCCTAGCCCGGCTGGATTTGAGCGCCAGCTGCCCAGCAATACAGTCAGGCAGCTGGAACTCCTCCAACGTCTCCGCGAGTATGAACTCATGTGGCTGGAGCAAGAAAGGTTCCTCCTGCGTGTGCCCCACGATGGAGCGATGGACCATGTGGCGCGTCAGCGGTGACTCCACCAACACGTTCTCGCCGAGTCTCACATCAAGACTCGCGGGATTCAGCAACTCCTGGTCGTAAGGGCTTACCAGATTCCGCCGCACCAGCGACACAATCTGATGGTCACACAGGATGGACACTTCAGATCACCACCGTGGTGGGCTGATCCTGCTGGAGCGTCACGTGTTTCCACGTCTTGTTCCATTTGATGCAGTTGATCGTGGTGCTGTGGACGCCAAACTCCTTAGCGATCTTGGCGACCGACTTGCCACCAGCCTGCAGCTGGCGCTTAATTTCCAGCACCTTCTTCTCCGTCAACGCCGCCCGCGTCTTGCGGCACGACACACGAGTCTTACTTTGAGACTTCGGAGTTTGTACGGCGGTTGTACGTACAGCCTTGGCTGCTGGTGCGATTGCCGGCTTGGTCACGTCCAGTTCGACGTGCTGACAGGCGTTGATGGCCACGAAGGCGTGCTCCAGGGCAGTGGTGATCTGCTGGAACTGTTCGTCAGAAAGAATGTGCATGGTCGTCGGTAGAACGGTGAGAGTGTAGTACAGGATTAGCGAGAAGAAAGCTCGATTTGGAGCGCAGCCTGGAAGTAGCCGGCGATTTTCATGCGCCGAAATTCTGAGCTGGCATCGTCGCTGTGCTTGTCCTCGATAAAGGAGTAGTTGTGCCGCGACTCGTTGAGGGCCGCCAACGTCTCGACGTTGAGCAGCTCCAGGTCTCGAAGCGGCATCTCCTTGATCTTGTCCAAGTAAACGGTCTGGCTCAACAGGAAGGACCTGTAGAACGGAACCACGTTGGTTTCAGTCATCAATAGCCGTTGGTGTAAATGCTCCAGCGCTCGCGCACCCAAGCGTCGTATTCAGCAGGCGTCGCAAAACGCCCTTGAAATTCCCTTGGAACGGAGGTGGAGGGTTTAGCAGGTTGCCGATAGAGATCGGCTATTTCACCGGGGCCGTAGCCCCGGGACTGCCGATAGTAATCGTTGTACCAGTCAAAGTTCATGCGAAATACCTGGGGTCTTGGTGGCGTAACCGGGTGAGATCCGTGAGACGCAACTTGAGAATCTCGTGGATGGCCAGCTTGGCGAGTCTGCTGGAGCAGATCGTGTCGCTGGTAGCAAACACGTAGATCAGGTGACGATACAACTGGGTCAGGGTTTTCGCCTTGACCCAGTGCGTGTCGCCGGGAATCGGCTCGGTACCGTACTCCCAATCGTCGTAGTCCTCGGAGTTCCGAAGCTCGCGGGCTTCAGTCGTCCCAATCAGACGTGTCGATTGGGGCCCAGTCGTCGATTCTGTTGGTGAGGAGTTGGCGGAGTCCGTCATCGCTGGCGGGGATCAGATCCTCTTCGTGAAGGTCGAAGGAGCCTCTGCACAAGGCAGGCCCCCACTCTGCCGGATAAAGGTGGCTTTGCGGAATGACCACAACCATGTCGTCAACAACGGCATTGACACAGAGGCGAGTACCACCATCTTCAAACCACAGATCCTCAATTTCCAGTACCTGGCTCATTTGACCTCCCGTGCAGTTTGGCGGGCTTCGATGCCGTCCATCCAGGCATCCCAGCTCATCTTCAAGAACTGTTCCAAGTCCTGCAGCTGCTGGAGCTGGAGCATGTCGTAGGTCGGGTCTACACCGAGACGCTCGCTATCGACGATTTTTTCTTGGAGCTGAATCGCAGACCAGTGGACGGCGAAGTACCACGGGCTGAGCTTGGTGTTGTCAACTTTGGTGCAGGTGAAATCGTCCATGTCAATCAGTAATAAAAGGCACGCCGTTGCGGGCGTGCCCTTACTGTTGCACACAGCCAGCTAGGCGTCCAGCCGGGCTGTTGCAATTCTTCATGTGGCCCATTGGGTGAGGTAGACAGTGACTACCAGCATCCCCAGCAGCCACGTCAGCCCAAAGACCACCACCGGCGGAATCACGCTGGAACCCCCAGGTCTTCCGGCTGGTACTGAGTCAGAACACAGACGTCGGCGCCCTGTTTGAGCGCTGTCCCAACGATGTAGTGAAACTGCCCGTGGGCATCGTCTGACTCAACGATCTGGTACTCCTCAACCTCATACGCCCGGCCCCTTCGGTACCACTGAACGCGCACGACGGCCAGCAGCTCGAAGGGAATGTCGCCGACGGTGTAACCCAGAGTTGGCTTCCTGGGGCGCTTCGGCTGAGGCGGTTCAGGTTTAGCCACGGGTTCTCTCCAGATCAGCCACGCGGCAACCCGCATGAGCCCTAGGAAAAAGTTAGGCGGTCTGAACTTGTCCATCAGTCCCAGAGCCGTGCGGCTTCCTCCATCAGGTGGGCCAGCTCAGCCTCAGAACGCTCCTCTCCCTTTGGGGATACCTCCAAAACCTGTCCCACTGGGGCAGATCCCTTGGTATCACTGGGATTAGCAGTGGGACACGGTTGGGGGTTGTCCCACTGTGAATCCACCTCATCCCCAGCAGTGGGACAGCAGTGGGACACGTCGGAGGGCTGTCCCACTGTACTTTCCAGTCCCTGACTGGGTTCTTCCCCAGTGGGACACATATTTATAGGCTTTTCACGCGAGGTAATTGCACGGTAAAAAGCAGTAGGAGAACCACCCCCCTCACTGGGACGTTCTTCAGCCACCTCAATCAACCCCCTGGAGACCAACCGCTGGACCGCCTTGCGGATCCCGGCGACGCTTCCACCACACAGGGAATCAGCAGCCAGGTCAGAGCGGCTTACAGACCGCGGATACGCCGCCCTAACGCGCTGGAGCACCCGATCCACGATGGAAGCTGGCCCGGCGCTCTCGGTGTCGACTTCCATGTAGTCCGCCAGGGAGAAGGTCAGGTCGCTCTCCAGCTTCATCAGCAACTTGCTGCCGTCGCGCCCAGCCCTGGACTTCTCCACGGTGATGAGGCGGGCGTTGTAGCCGGTCTGCTCCACCTGTTTCTTATCAGGCCGCCGCAGGCCCCACACCTCGTCCACAGCGTCCCTGATGGCCGTGGAACCCCGGAACCCGCCGGTCTTGTTGGCGTGGTGAATCAGCAGGATGGTGCAGGCCGGGAAAAGCCGCCCATTGTTGTTGGCCAGCCAGTAGATCGGGCTCGCAAACTCCTTCTTGTTTTCATCGAACGCCGAACCCCTGGAGCAGCCGGTGATCGAGTCGATGATGACCAGCTTGGGCCGGTGCTTCTCGATCAGCTTGACGAAGCGGTAGTACCAGTTCAGGTCCCACCCCATCACCACCGTCACCGGATCGGACTTCCTGAACTCCAGATCCCGCAGTTGCTGCTGGACCTGCACCTCGGACTGATCGCCATTAAGGATCAGCACCGAGCCCGGCTCAACTGGCACAAGATCACCCCGCACCGAGAACGGAATCCCGCGTGCAACGTGCTTGGCGATGGTCCAGGCCGACATGGACTTGCCATCACCACCAGCGCCGTGAATCATCACGGTCCCAGGGCACGGCAGCAGATCAGGAATCAGGTACTCAAACCGCAGATCCTTGTCCAGCAGGCTGTCCATGGCCATCTCGTCATCTTGCTGCTCGAACTGCATCTGGGCAATCAGCAGCCGCTCCAGCGCCCCAGCGTCCCGATAACCGCCTTCTAACGCCAGCGCGTTCATGGCGTGAGCAGCTTCCGCGGGGTTTTGAATCTGCTGGATCTCTTTCGCCCGTTTGATCAGTTCTGGGAAGCCGATCTGGATCTGCCGAATCCTGATGATGTTGTCGGCCTCAACCTTCTCAACAACCTTCCGCAGATCCTCGGAAAGCCACATGCGAGCAGGCAGCTGCTGATCCGCCATCCAGAACAGCGTCCCAAGGCTGACTGGCCCTTTCCGAAAGGACTTCCACACGTCCTCACAGGGATTGCCTTCAGACCATTCCTGTGAAAATTCGGGATCTTCCGCAGACCACGCCGACCACAGCGTCAGCCCTAGGTCAGTCGGCAACTCGCTGTGGATCGCCATCCCCACCTTTACCCAGTGGTCGCGGCTGCCGCTGCCTTGACCGGGAATCACCTTCAGCGCCGACTGAATGATCTCAGCCACCTCAGCTGGATCTCGATCCGAAAAATCCAACGCCCGGCGGTTCTTGATGAAGCCGCCGTCTTGAATCTCTTTACCGGCGTGATCGCGCATTTCCGCCAACAGCCACTCAGGGGCGTCAGGAATCGCCTCTAGGTCGCCTTCAAAGCCGTAATAGCCCTCCGGTGCCTTCCCATCACTGGAGCCCGGATAAGCCCCGTAGATGACGCCCTGACGGCCCCAGAGGACCTCATACCCCGCGCCGGTATCCGACAGCCCAAAGCCCTTCACATCGCCCCACAGGGCCTCTGGGACGCGAAACAGATACTTCGCCGCGTTGGCCTTGGTGCTGGTGACCTTCGGCGCCCCCTCCAGCGTCTCGCCCCACTTCTTCAGCAGCCGGGAAAGGTTGCGATCCACGTCGAGAATCACGAGTCCCATGCTGCGACCGCCGGTGAACACACCGACCGCTTGGAACACATCCGGCTTGCGCTCGATCTGAAGCGCTACATCCGACGGTGCCATCACCTGATGGTGACTGCGCTCTAGCGGTGTCTTGCCCTTCGAGATTTTCCCGGACTGGATCGCGTACTTCTTGGCGTAAATCGGTGCATAGGCCAGCCCAATAGGCAGCTGGCGCACAAAATCCAGCAGTTCTTGCGTCTTACGAGACACTTTGTTAGACTCCTACAGTGTTGTGTTACACGCGCCCTGGCCGCCTTCCGCGGCTGGGGCGTTTTACTAGGCTAGCCGTACCGTCAATCCCGTGTTACTGTCATAGACGTTGCCCTCGGGCGACCACCAAAACACCGGAAACACCAATGCCTTTCCTTTCCAAGCAAGCCTCTGCTGCTGTTACGTCCAACAGCACCGGCGGCGGCTACCTCAGCCTCAGCAAGCTCCCCGACGGCGGCTCTGTCCGCTTCGCGCTGCTGACCGACGAACCCCTGGAGTTCTACGAGTGCTGGGGCCAAGCCAACGGCGCATCCAAGCCCTTCCGCTTCGACTACGAGCCCACCCATGAGGACGTGACGACTGAGATGGGCGAGTTCGAGCCCCGCGAAGGCCGCGGCGGCCCTGGCACCGCCGACGTGAAGTTCGCCATCGCCTGCCCGGTCTACAACTACGAGTCCGGCAAAGTCCAGGTCCTGCAGATCACCCAAAAGTCCATCCTCAAGGAAATCGACCAGATCTCCCAAATGGAGGACTACGAAAACCTGCTGGAGTGGGACTTCACGATCAGCAAGAAGGGCAGCGGCCTGCTCACCGAGTACACCGTCCGCCCGGTGCCCCGCAAAAAGGGCAGCCAAGAGCACGTCGATGCCGCCTGGCTCGAAGCCAAGGCCGAAGGCTTCGACATCAGCCGCCTTCTCAGTGGTGGCAATCCTTTTAAGGCAGCCTGATCCACAACTTAAAAACGATTAAGTAGCACCGCCCCCTCTAACCCAGGGGGCTTTTTACTGGTATTATCAAATTGGGAAAGAATAACTTCATGGCCTCCAACACCCAAGACACGCTGGCAGGACTGCGTAAGTGGAGGCTGGAGCAAGATAACAGCGGCCCCTTCCGGGTCTACAGGGACATCAAAGGTAATGTATACCATAGTGTTACACACATCCTGAAGGAAACAAGCGACAAAACCGGGCTGGAACGCTGGGAAGCCCGCTTGGGACCCGTCGAGGCCAGCTGCCAGCGCAATGTTGCCGCCACCCGAGGCAACATGGCCCACAGTCAGGCGGAATATCTATTGAAAACGTCTCAGCAGCTGGCACGCTCCACTGCAAACAAGCGCAACGCCATCCGCTGGGACGATCAGGGACTAGCCCGGATTCCCTCGCCAATCACGCAGTGGGCCCTGAAAAGGGTCCGCCCCAATGTCCCCCGCGTTGGCTGGAGCGCCTCCGGCTACGCCCGCAGCCTCTCCGACTGGATCGCCGAAAACGTCACCGAAATTTTCGCCAGCGAATTCAGCATCCACCACCCCGCCGGCTTTGCTGGAACCTGCGACGCCCTCATCGGCATGAAGAATAACGAGCTGGTACTAGCGGACTGGAAAACCAGCGTGGGCCGCAAAACCAAAAAGGACGACGACGGCCTGGAGCGCCTCCCGCCCGGCCATTCATACATCGACCAGTGCGGCGCCTACAGCCTGGGACTCAAGCATCTCACCGGCCTCCAACCGACCGGGGCCGCTATCGTGCTAGCACGCCGCTGTGGCAATCCAAACATTCACTACATGACCCAGGCTGAGCTGGAGCAAGCAGAGTGCTCGTTCCTCGCACGGGTAGAGCAGTATTTCGCAGCTCTCCAGAATCCCATTCAAGTCTCAGGCTGAGACGCCATTCATAGCCTGGAACGTTTTTTGGCTACACCGGCGTCGGACCGTGTGTTTTGCCGGTGGCTCCGTGGTTTTGAGCGCCTAACCCGCCCGGGCCGTAAAAGGGCCCTTTCATAGGACTGGAGCGGGAGCCATTCAACAGGAAGGCACTGGATCAGTGCCGCTTCCGCTGCCCTGGCGTGGGCCACTGACGCGCACGGCAAAACAGCGATGCAGTGGGGTTCAGGGATAACTCGGTTAAGCCTGGAGCGTGTGCGAGCTATCGCCCGGCTTTTGATCCCGCTGCCAACGTAAACAGGCAAACCATCAGAACCGAGCCACGCGTAGACGTAAGCCTCGGTTTTATGGCGCTTTGATTCCCGGAACTGCTGAAACGACAGCAGCCCCGGGTTTTGGGTAAACAGCAGCCAGGCTTCAGGCACTGGTGCGCTTTTTGTATGGCTGGCGGGGTTTTCCTGCATCGGTGCGTTTTTTACGCGCTGCCCCTGGAGCCTTTCGGCTCGTCGGTTTTGTGCGCGCAGTTTTTTGCGAATAATTTTCAAGGATACCCGACTCGCCTTCCGGGAACAGTGCTTTGGGGCACACTGCGCCGCCATTTATTTTTTGACTGGCGCACCAAAACGGCACCAGTTCCCGCCATACCTGAAGGGGGCCTTCCTTACCGTGGGCAGCCTGGAGCGTTAAAAGGTCGGCCCAGTCACTGGCGGTGATGGTGGATCGCTCCACCGCCCACCGCAGGTCTTTCAGATGGCGCTTTTCGAGACGCAGCTGTTCGCGCTCAAGCTCTCGGGCATCTAGGGCCAGCTGTTTACGCTCCCGGGTGGTGTTCCAGTCTCCGCCGCTCATTGCTGGGGCGCCTCCACCGCTTCGAGGGTGTAGACCGGGAGACCCTTAGGGTCGGTGATGGCAGCTGGGGCCATCGTGATCAGGCCGCGGGCCTGCAGGGAATCGGCGATCCGCTGATCGCGCTGGGGCATCGCCACAAAGTGCGGGCCTGGATTGCGGCGGAGGAAGTTAAGCCAATTTCGCTGGAGCGGGCCGAGGGGTCGGTTCATTGGGGAGCCTCCTAGGTTTGGTTGAGGGCTTCGCTTAATACAGTATCAGCAGCCCGGCGGTTTGCCAAGGCTGGCAGGTGTGATACAGTACGGGGGCACTTCGGCAAGCCCTGCCATGGCATACCAAACCCCGCGCCTACGGCCCGAACGGTTCCTAGGTCTCAGCTGGGACCAGATCACCACGCAGCTTCAAGGGCTGGAGCGCCAGCAAGCCCTGGCAGTGTGGCAGTGGGCGGCCCCCCGGTTCAGCAGCCACGGCACCGCACAAGCTGCCCACTGGAACCGTTACGGGGCCGGCAAAACTTACCGCCGGATTGATGCAGTCCGCTGCTGGCTGGGGCTGGCACCCTACCGCGAGGGCTGAACCATGCAGACTCAACCCTGGACCCCCTGGTTCGATCTCAACCATTGCGGCGGCCGCGAATCCTGCCGCCAGCTTCCCGCCGAATGTGTGGCGGACTGCTCCGGCCCCGGCCCTGCTGATGATACGGTGGCTTTCTGGCTGGAGCGCCTGCAGTTTGACGGCCCCCCGTGGCTATTCCGCCAACATCTGCGGGAGTTTGGCGCCTGGGATGCTGCAGACCTGGCGGATCACAACGCCAACCGCGCCCGCGTGCTCTGGATCTGGGCCTGTGACTGCCGCGAGGATCCGGGCGCCCATGATTTTCTGTGGCTTGGCACTTGACGCCGGGCCGCTAGCGGTTCTACTATTGCACAAGAGCAAACCCTACCAAGGCTCACCCATGACAAAGTTTCGAGTGTTTCACCGTACCTGGTGGCAAGCCAACCCCGGCTGGCCCGACGGCCGCGAACCTGGCGTAGGCCCCCGCCATCACATCGCCTACGCCTGGAGCGAGGAGGAGGCCCGCGACCTCTGCCGCAGCTGGAATCAGGCCCACGATCCCGGCTTGCTCAGCGATAAAGCCGAATTCGAGGAGGTCTGAGCGGTGCTGTGGAATGTAGAGTTGACCGATACCTTCGGCGGCCAGGCCAATTACAGCTGGGTGCGCCGCGAGAGCTTCGAGCTACCCACTAGTGCATCCGACCGGCGGATCATCACCGCAGCCAAGGCAGCCCTGGGGCTGACTGGCCAGCGGTGCCGGCGGTTTGATTGTGGCGAGGGTTTCGAGCTGCGGCCCGTAGGATCCTGCACCGTTGCGTTCGTGCTGCCCTCCTATTGACTGGCACCCCCACCGATCACCGGCCCGGCCACTGTGCTGGGTCTTTTTCGCGGCGCTCGCTTCGCTCGCTTGCGAAACGTGATAGCAGGGCCGCTTATCATTGGCGCAGATAGTTTGTGACTGTAACCGTGGCGGATTGTGACGGCCAGGAAGTAACCGAACCGCGAACCGTCGCCAACGACGAGAGCAAGCGGTGGCGTGGCGGCAAGGGCTCCAGCGTCCGCGTGGAAGAACGGGCCAACTGGTGCTACGCGGAGATTCTGAACGGTGGCACACGTCGGCAGATCACCCAGAAGCTGGCAGATCGCTTCAATGTGTCTCAAAGAACAGCGGACGAAGACTACAGCCGCGCGACCGAACTGCTAAAGACCGAGCAAATCGCCACCAGATCCGAACTCCTGAACCAAATTCAGGCGCTTAGGCTCTCGGCCTGCCGTAAAGCGATGGCCAAAGGCCAGCTGCAGACTGTGGCGATGCTGCTCAAAGACATGGGCGCTGTCATCGGCGAAGCTGCACCAGAACAGCAAGCCGCCGCGGCCCCCGTGCTGCGCGTGGAGATCGACGACAAGCGCAACGCAGAGTCTTAGGCTGAGACCCAGCTCCTTAGGTTGAGACAGTAGACAGCTGCAGAACCGGCAGCCACTGCCCTGGCGCGGGCTGCTGCTGTCTTTATACTGTGCAAGACAACAACGGACGCCGACCCATGGCCCACCTAATCCGCCCCATCGTTTTCGTACCTTTGATGGTCGCCACCTTTGCGTGGGGCCTGACGCATCCCCCAGCATCTGAGCTGCTGGCACGCTGCGAGGCTACGGGCGCCCACCCCGAGGAGTGCCGCTTGCGGGTGCTGGGCCGCTGAGCCGCTGCGGCTGTTACAGCTTGTGACAGAACCGGCCCTCCCCCTTGACGGGGGGCAGGGTTCGAGTTCTGGCGAGGTGGGAGTGGGTCCCAGGGAACCTACTGATACATTCGCATTTCCTTCTACTGTGCTAAACTAACCTCTTCTGTACTACATCCCCCATGTTTTTCCTGCCCCTGGTACTCGCCCAAGTCATCCCCCTCACGCAAGTCAATTCAATGTGTCCCGTCGGCTACTACGGCCAGACCGGCTACTGCATCCCCACCAAATCCATCAACTCGCATAACCAGTCCATCAACTCCTCCGGCAACACCTGCCCGGTTGGAACGTACCGCAACAACGGCTATTGCACCGGCTACCGCAACCCTTAGGGGGGCAGGGGTTCAATTCCTGTAATACCCTAGAAGGTACCCGTACCCGAAAAAGTGACCGACACGGCTGGAACCCTCTCGCTCCGCTACGCCCAGGGGCAAGTGTTTTCCAGCCGTAAACGCTTCCGTGTCTTGGTAGCCGGCCGTCGCTTCGGCAAGAGCTACCTCTCCTGCATCGAACTCTTGCGTGGGGCAATCGAACGCCCCGGCGAAACCTTTTTCTACGCCGCCCCCACCTACCGCATGGCGAAAGACATCGCCTGGAAGGTACTAAAAAAACTAGTCCCCAAAGCCTGGATCAAATCCAAAAACGAGACCGACCTGAAAATCGAGCTGGTGAACGGCTCCACCATCGAACTGAAGGGCACTGAAAACGCCATGGCCCTACGAGGCCGCAGTCTGGCTGGCGTGGTGCTCGACGAAGCCGCGTTCATGTCCAGCGACGTCTGGTTCGAGGTCATCCGCCCCGCCCTCGCCGACAAACAAGGCTGGGCATTGTTCATTTCCACGCCCGACGGCACGGCCAGCTGGTTCTACGACCTCTGGTGCTATTGCGACCAGGACGACCCGGACTGGCACCGGTGGCAATTCACCACGATCGACGGCGATAACGTCCCACCGGAAGAAATTGAAGCCGCCCGCGCCCAGCTTGACGCCCGCACCTTCCGCCAAGAATTCGAGGCCAGCTTCGAGAATCTCAGCGGTCTCGTCGCCGTCTCATTTAGCGACGAAAACATCGACAGCGTGGTGCAAGACCTGCCGGTGCTGCCTTTGCTGCTGGGCGTCGACTTCAACGTGGACCCCATGTCCGCCGTATGCGCGGTCAAAAAAGGCGACGTGCTCTGGGTTTTCGACGAAATCATCATGACCGGTGGCGCCACCACCTGGGATCTATGCGAAGAAATTCAGACCCGCTACGGCGTGGAGCGCCGCATCATCGCCTGCCCAGACCCCACCGGCGGCGCCCGCAAAACCAGCGGCGTTGGCGCCACCGACCACAACATCCTCCGAAAGTCCGGCTTCACGGTCTCCAGCCCCCGAAATCCCTGGAAAATCCGCGACAAAATCACCTGCGTCAACACCGCCCTCCTCGATGCCTCTGGAACGCGCCGCCTCTTCATCCACCCCAAGTGCAAAGAACTAATCAAATCCCTCCGCACGTTGACTTATGCCCCTGGAACCGGCCTCCCCAACAAAAATCTCGGCGTAGACCACGCATTTGACGCCCTGGGCTACCTCTGCCTGCAAACTTTCAACCTCGCCAAACCAGAGAACCTGGGAAAGACCTCCTATCGTGTGTGGTAAGTACGACGACTGGTTATGCCTGGACATTACGGCGACATGAAGATGCCCAAAAAAGGTAAAGCTAAGCCGATGCCGGCCAAGAGCACCAAGAAAAAAGCACCTAAGAAAAAGTAATGGCTAAAAAATCCGGTTTGTACGCCAACATTGCGGCCAAACGCAAGCGCATCGCCGCCGGCAGCGGCGAAAAAATGCGCAAGCCTGGCACTAAAGGTGCCCCAACCGCCGCTGCCTTCAAAGCATCCGCCAAAACCGCCAAAAAAGGCAAGAAATAGGCCATGTCCTTATTCGTCCAGACCTCCTCCTACACCAACCCCTTTGTAACCACGGCTCTACCCGTTGGTGTCGGAGATGCTTTTGGACGTCTACGCACATCTAACCCACTTACTCTTTTCGATTCCAGCCACCGATACCACGACAACGGCCTCTGGGCCACCTCCACCGCCACCGGTGGAACGTCCACGTTCGACGTTAACGCCGGCCTCGTCAACCTCGCCGTAACCACCAGCTCTGGCTCCGAGGTCATCCGCGAAACCACCAAATGCTGTTCATACCAGCCGGGCAAATCCCTGCTGGTGATGTCCACTTTTACACTGAACCCCGCCAAAACCGGCCTCCGCCAGCGCGTCGGCTACTACGGCGCTGCCAACGGCATGTACCTAGAACTTGCCAATAACACCCTCTCCTTCGTCGAACGCAGCTCCTCCACCGGCTCCCTCGTCGAAACCCGCGTCTCCCAATCCGACTGGAACACCGACCCCCTAAACGGCGACGGCCCCTCCAACCTCGAACTGGACACCACAAAGTCCCAAATCCTTTGGATGGACATTGAATGGCTGGGACTCGGCACCGTCCGCCTAGGTTTCGTTATTAACGGCAAATTTATCCATTGCCATTCCTTCCACCACGCCAACATCATTACTTCAACTTATATCACCACCGCCTCACTTCCTCTCCGATACGAAATAACAAACACCGCCGCCACAACAAGCGCCAGCACCCTCAAACAGGTCTGCTCGACTGTACTTTCTGAGGGCGGTTACGAACTCCGCGGCCTCCAACAAGCCATCGGCACCGCCATCACCGCTCCTCACGCCCTTACCGTCGCCGGCACTTACTACCCGGTTATTTCTTTACGTCTTAAAGCAGCTGCACTAGACGCAATCGTCATTCTCACCGCTCTATCCATCCTGGGCGCCAGCGCCAACGCCAACTACAACTGGCGCGTAATGGCTAACGCCACCACTACCGGCGGCACTTGGACAAGCGCCGGTAGCGAATCCAGCGTCGAATACAACCTCACCGGCACCGCCACAACCGGCGGCCGCATCCTGGCCCAGGGCTACTTCAGCTCCACCAACCAAAGCACAGCATCCGTAGACATCCTTAAAGAAGCCCTATTCAAATTCCAACTGGAACGCAATGGCCTCACCTCCACCCCTTACGAATTAAGCCTTGTTGTTACAGCCAGTGCGGCAACGTCTAATGTGCACGCATCCATGGACTGGGAGGAAATCAGCCGCTGATGACCATCCAGACAATCACCGGCAGCTGCCTCCACATCGAAATTGACGGCGAGGAAGGCACCACGCACGCCACGTTTGTCTTCAAAACCCCCTCAATCCCCGACACCTTGGGCAACTTCATCAAGATGCTCGCCCTCGGCATCGAAGTGCTGGTACCCATCGAAAACCCCGAAGACGAGGAGGAAGACGATGATTGAGTACCGCGGTGAAAAATTCGAGGGCTACAACAAGCCCAAGCGCACCCCCAACCACCCCAAAAAGTCCCACGTCGTCCTCGCCAAGGAAGGCGACACGGTAAAACTCATCCGTTTCGGCCAACAGGGCGTATCTGGCTCACCAGCACAAAAAGGAGAGTCAGCAGCAGACAAGGCCAGAAGGGCATCGTTCAAGGCGCGTCACGCCCAAAATATCTCCAAGGGCAAAATGAGTGCGGCCTACTGGGCAAATAAGGTGAAATGGTGACTATCTCCCCTCAACTTTATGAATCCACATCTTTAACTCCAACACATATTTTCTAAGCCCATCTGCCTTCTCTAAATGCCAAACATTTCCAGTTTCCATGTACTGGTGCATGTGATTATCAACGCCCTTCAAACACTGGTGAATGAGCGCGTTCCACGGCTCCCGCACGGGCGTGTTCCACTCACGCACGAGACACACCTAGATCTCTAGTGCCAAAATAGGTACAAAGTAGGAGTCAAGCCGTGGTCTACAGCGCCAATATCCCACCAACTGGTGCTGTAGTCAGCGAATCCCCGTTTGTCCGCAGCCTGGACGTCATCGCCATGATGCCGGACTGGAGCGTAATGGCCGCCGTCACCAGCGGCACCAACTACCTGCGGGACATGAGTGAAACTTATCTCCCGCAAGAACCCCGCGAAGACGACGACGCCTACCAAACCCGCGTTGACCGCAGCGTCCTGAGCCCCTACACCAGCCGCCTCATCGAAACCGCCGCTGGCGCCATCCTCCGCAAACCCATCCACGTCGAAGGCGACCCCTACTGGCTGGACCTGATCCAAAACATCGACGGCTTGGGCTCCAACATCAACGAATACGCCCGCCGCGCCTTGGTCAGCAGCCTGACCTACGGCCACAGCGCCATCCTCGTTGACTACCCAGCCGCCGCTGGAGCGATGAATCTGGCGGAAGAGCGTGCGATGGGCCGCCGCCCCTACTTCGTCCACGTCGATGCCTTCCAGATCTGGGGCTGGCGCAAAGAACCCGGCACCAACCGCCTGCTGCAAGTCCGCATCCACGACTACGACGTCCGCCCCCTCAACGAGTTCGGCGAAGAACAGGTCGAGGAAATGCGCGTCATCTACCCCGGCCGCTACGACCTCTACACGCTGGGCCAAGAGATCGTCGAATTTACCTCCACCGGCGGCTACAGCCTCGACGAAATCCCCCTGGTCCCGATCTACAGCAACCGCCGCGGCCTGCTGATCTCCCAGCCCCCACTGCTGGACATCGCCAACCTCAACATCACCCACTACCAACGCCAAGCCGACCTAATCCACGCCCTCCACATCGCCGCAATGCCCACCCTCGTCCTAGAGGGCTGGGACGACACGACTGGCTCCGCAACGATGGGTGTCAACTACGCCATCGCCATGCAACCGGGCAACAAGGCGTACTACGTGCAGGCCGACGCCACCAGCTTCGACGCCCAAATGGCCGAGCTGGAGTCGTTGGCATCTCAAATGTCCACGCTGGGCGTCACCAAACTCTTTGGTCAAAAGTTTGTGGCCGAGTCTGCCGAGGCCAAGCGTATCGACCAAGCCCAATCCAACAGCGTCCTCTCGATCATCAGCCAAGAGCTGGAGAGCGCCCTCAACCAAGCCTTCGAGTTTGCCGCCCAGTACGTCGGCATCGAAGCCCCCGAAATCACAATCGACCGCGACTTCGACTACTACCGCCTGATCGGCCAAGACGTCGCCGTCCTGACCCAACTCAACCAAGCAGGCAAGATCAGCGACGCCATGCTGCTGGAAGTCCTGCGCCGCGGCGAAGTCCTGCCCGACAACATCAACATTGAGGACGAGCTGGAAGTCTCCACCGAGAACGCCCTCGCCCTGCCCGAAGCCGCCGAGAACACCGGCGACGAGGACATGGAAGAGCGCGAAGAGGAACTCAATTCTTAACTGCTAATCTAGAACCGTCCAAGTAATACACAACCGTGCCCGAAGAACAGCAAGCAGCAGTCACTCCCGTGGAGCCTGTTGCCCCTCAGCCTGTGGCTGAAAGCTCCGATCTGGCCGCCCAACTCGAAGCACTTCGTGCGAAAAACCAAGAGTTGATCGCCGAGCGCCGCAAGGACCGCGAAAACCGCGAATCCCTCCAATCCCAGCTGGAAGAATTGCGCCAAGCGCAAGAATCCGCCAAAACCGCCAAATTGGCCGAATCTGGCGAGTTCAAAACCCTCTGGGAAGAGGCCCAACAAACTGTTGCTGACCTCAAGCAACAAATGGCGGCAAAAGAAGCGGAAGTCGAGCAAATCCGCCAGGGTTACTCAAAAGAGCAACTCCGCGCTGGCGCCATCGCCCAACTCTCTTCTGCTGGTGCGCTTGCACCCGATCAGCTGTATCGTTTGGTGCAGGAGAACTTACGCGCCAAAGAAGGACAGCCTGTGGCTTATGTCGGCGGCGTGGAAGTTCCGATTGGCGAGTATATCGCCAACTTAAAAAACCCCGGCAGCGGTTACGAGCACCACTTTGCGGCTACGAACCGCGCCGGTATGGGTGTCACGGGTAGTGCCCGCGCCACCGCCCTCCCCGGCCAATCCAACCCCTGGTCCAAGGACGCCTGGAACGTCACTCAGCAAATGATGATGCTCGCCAGCGACCCCGACAAAGCTAGGTTGTTGAAAACAGAAGCCGGTTTCTAGCCCCTGTGGGGCACCTCCCCAACCCTGACTCCACTGGAGCTAACCCATGTCTGCTTCTAACAGCAACTTCGGGGGAACTTTTCTCTCGAACCTTGTTACCCGTCCTGAATTTCTTCAGTACACCGCTGAAGGCATCTTCGAGCAATCGAAGTGGATCCAGAGCGGCATTGTGCAGCGCAACGCTGCCCTCGACGCCCGCGCTGGCGGCACCCGCGTGCGCGTGCCCTTCTTCGATCCCATCGCCCCGACCGAAACCCAAATCCTGTCCACCTCCAGCTGGAACGGTGGCCTGGGTTATCTGACCGCCCAGAACGTCACTGCCGACGAGCAGATTATGACGATTCTGCACCGTGGTTTTGCTTATGCGGCCGACGACCTCAGCAAACTCGGCTCCGGCGCCGACCCCTTGGCCCACGTCCGCAACCAACTGTCTGCAGCCATCAACAAGCTGAAGACTGCCACCCTGGCAGCCCAACTGCTGGGTCTGTTCGGCGGCATCTCCGGCGCTGGCGTGCTCGGCCCCAACCAGAACGACAAGTCGTTCGCTGGTGTCCCCGGTTCCATGACCGAGGCCAACTTCCTGAACGTCGCCAACGTCGTTGGCACCAAAGCCAAGCTGGGTGAGCGCGGCGACGAGCTGGACTCGATCGCCATGCACTCCAACGTGGCTTACTACCTGCAGCAAATCGGGATGCTGACCTTCAGCACCTCGGCTCTGTCCACCGGCGGCGCCATCACCTGGGGTGGCGGCGGCGTGGGCGTTACCGCTGCTGAAGTGGCTACGTTCGCTGGCCTCCGCGTCGTCATCGACGACCAACTGACTGCCCTGACCGGCGGCACCTCCACCCACGCCAAGAAGTACCCCGTGTACCTCTTCAAGTCGGGTGTGGTTTCCGAGGGCATCCAGCAGGACCTGCGCCTCGGTGCAGACCGCAACATCCTGTCCATGCAGGACATCCTGGCCGTTGACTACCACTACGGTTACCACATCACTGGCACCAAGTGGGCCGACGCCGGCGACAACCCGACCAACGCCTCCACCTCCGGCAACCTGGCCAACACCAGCAGCTGGAGCCTGGTGTACAGCACCACCAAGCAAGTGCCCATCGCTCGCCTGCTGGTCAACACCCCGTTCGACACCACCGCTTACTGATCTTCAGTACGCGCCAAAACAAAGGCCCCCAAACCGGGGGCCTTTTCTTTTGCCAAAAACTACTCAGCCTTCAATCTCCCCAATCCGCATTTTCTCCTGATACTCAAAAATCACTGGGGCACGCCCCACCAGCTGGTACGACTGGGTGAGCAGTTCTCTAAATACGTGCTCACTGACCTGCAGATCCTGCAGGATCGTCTCAGCAGATTCCCCACTGGAGAACCGTTCCCGAATAGCGTTAGCCACCACTTCCAGCGACCGCACGGTTTTTCCGGGGGCCGCCGATGGAACAGAAGCCACCTTTGTTTCTACGCTGGCATCAGCGTCCACAAGTTTGCGAGCAGGCATGAGTACAGTCCGGCTTTTCGTACTACAGGATAACCTCCGCAGCTTTATTGACGTCCCCTACGACCAACACGCCGAAATCCAAGCTGACATTGAAATGACCGGTGGCAAGGTTTACCACGCCGTCATCTTGAGTCCACCCCCTAAAACAAGAAGATCTACTTCTGGAGCTAAACTCAAGAAAAGACTGTATTAAGCCGTGCCCGCCGCCATTGACGCCACAGTGGGTGGAGCTTCGGCCAACAGCTATGTGACGCTGGCGGCTGCGGACACCTACTTCGAAACGGTGCCTGATTCCAGCACCTGGACCAGCAAGACCACCGACCAAAAAAACCGCGCCCTGATCTCCGCCACCCGCTGGATCGACGCGCTCAGCTTCTACGGCGATCGCTGCACCGACACCCAAGCCCTGAAGTGGCCCCGCGACAACTACACGGTGGACGGCGTTGATCTCGCCTGCACCGTGATCCCCGACGGCATCAAAACCGCCACCTACGAGCTGGCACGCGCCTTCGCCAACGACACCGACGCCATCACCGGCAGCACTGGCACCACCGGCATCTATGACCAAGTGGAACTGGGCGAACTCAAAGTCAAATACAACAAAACCAGCCAAACCAGCGGCGTCATCAACAACGTCTTCGACGTCTACCCCTGGCTCCAGACCTACCTAGGCCCCTATTGCATGGGCGGCGCCGCCAACTACGCCGTCCGCCTCTTCCGAGGGTGACATGGGCCTAATCGACGACACTTTTGCCCCAATCCCGACCTCAATCCTTGCGGACTGGGGCCAGGACATCACGTTCATCAAAAGCACCACGCCCCGCACCTACGACCCAACCAGCGGCAACGTTTTCGGCCCCGACATTTCCGTAACGGTAAAAGCTGTCATCACCCGCGTCACACCCCGCGAATCCGAAGGTCTGTACCAAGCCACCGACGTCAAATTCATCTTCGGCAGCAACGAACTTGGAACCTACTACCCAACTGAAGCCGATCGCATCCGTTATACCCAAGCCGGTGTTACCCGCGAGGCCAAAATCCTCAACGTCAACACTTACCGAGGCGACGCCCCCGTGCTCCACATCGTCATAGCGAGGCCCCAGTAATGGCACGCCGCCGCAACGACTTCATGCGTTTGGCAAAAAATATCGAAGCCGGCTTCCTTGCCCCCTTCATTATTGGCGTGGCACGCAGCGCCGAAAACATCGTCCTCCAACTACAAGAACAAGGACCAGCTTGGTCCGGCCAATTTTCCAATTCTTGGGAAATAGCTACCCCCAGCAAAGTATCCACTGGTACTGGTGCCTCTGGCGAAGCTCAACGACTTAAAGCGCCAATTCTTACGGTTGACGAATTTAAATTTAAACCAGAAATTAAATACTACATTGCAAACAAGGCCCCTCACGCAGATGTAGCCCTCGACTTGGTTGAAAGTAACTACCGCTATCCGGGCTACGAACCTATTAAAAAAGCAGAAAGAGGTCAACGAGTCAGCGGCCTGCGCGGTGATCTTGCTGTAAACCCAACTGGACCCAACAGACGCACTGCCCCATTGGATTGGTACACCACTTATTTGCGTGGTGGAGCGATCGACAAAACCATCAGCTTGTACATGGACCAGTCCCTTCGTAATGTGAAGTTATGAACTACCAATCCATCCGCGCCACCGTCGAAAACCCGCTGCTGACAGCCTTTGGCGCGTTGGTTCCAGCGGTTCCTGTCTACTTCGACAACATCACCGCCGTCCCACCCAACACAACGACTGAATACATCCGCGTCAACGTCACCTTCGGCATCACCAACGAACCAACGCTGACTTCCAGCGTGGATAATGCCCGTGGCGCGATAGTCATTCGCATTTTTACGGAAAAAGGTCGCGGCCCCGCCCGCAACCAAACCCTGCTGACCACAGCAGTCAACGCCCTTGAAACGTTAAACAATACCGCCAAAACAACTAGCGGCGTCTTTTTCCGCGTCGGTGAAATAAACGGCCCAACGTTCTCCGCCACAGAAGATGCGCCCCATTTCGTGGGTCGAATTGACACCTCTTTCGTTGCAACTGTCCTGTCTTAGATAATGTTTAGGACAGGCGCTAACCTGTAATAAGCCGGGCAGTGCCCGCCCAGAAACCCCCGCCTCTTGGTACGCCCCTATGGCCACCACCGTTCTGTCCGGCACGTCCGGCGCTCTCTACTACAAGCCCGCTGGCACCACCGGTTCGTTCGGTGAAGCTGGCGTCAACATCAGCACCGACGTCATCACGGTCGAGACCTACCTGAACTTCAAGGTTGGTGACCCCGTGAAATTCCGCGTGGTGAACAGCCAGACCGGCGGCTCCGGCACCGGCACGCTGCCTGCCCCCATCTCTGACGCCACCACCTACTACGTTCTCAGCTACACCGCTGCCACTGGTGCGCTGACCGTCTCCACCAGCGCCGGTGGCACCATCCTGGCCATCACCGACGACGGCACCGCCGTTGCCCCCAACGAATTCGAGGTCTATTACGCCGACTTCGCCGTTGTGGGCCAAGTCCGCGACTGGAGCTTCGAGATCAGCCGCGCTGAAATCGACGTCACCACCATCGGCCAAACCCCTGGTCAGTACGTGCCCTTCCGCACCTACATCAGCGGCTTCGGCGACGGCACCGGCACCGCCACGGTCTACATGACCAACGAGGACGCCGCCCTGTCCAACCGCATGATCCAGGACGTGCTGCAGCGCCAGCAAGACGGCGCCGCCTTCAAGCTGTACACCGACCGGGTGTTCAGCGGCGGCAGCCTGAGCGAGACCCTCAGCCGCTCGATCAGCTTCGACGCTGTGCTGACCTCCGCCAGCCTGAACATCAACCCCGACGACGCCCAATCGGTGACCGTCAACTTCCGCCCCGCTGGCACCCCCACCTTCGACTTCGCTCAATCCTGATAACTTGTCGAATGGACGAGACCGTGACCCCGGCTTTACCGCCGGGGTTTTTTATTTCTAGTCCGCTACAGTAGTGCCATACCCAAATTTCTGGTATGCCAGTTCCTGTCCGCGCCATTGACCGCCTCCGCAAGGCCGCCAACCTGGAGCCTGCCAAAAAGACCGTCACGCTTAGCGACGGTAGTGACTTTGAGATGTGGGTGACACCGCTGACCATGGCCGAGCGCGAACGCGCCCAAAAACAGGCCAAGTCCGACGACGCCAACGCCTTCGCCCTCCAGCTGCTCATCACCAAAGCCCTGGACGACACTGGCGCCAAGATCTTCAACGCCGGCGAAATCGACGTCTTGAAGAACGAAGTCAAGGACAAGGACCTGCAAGCCCTGATGCTGGCGATCCTGACCGACGGCGAGGAGCCGATCGACCCAAAATCCTGAGTGCCGAGCTTCGGAAAGACACTTGGCTCATGCTGCAATTCGGAGTCGCCAAGGAGCTAGGCAAAACACTTTCCGAAATCAGCACCACGATGACCGCCGAGGAATTGCTCGGCTGGAGCGCCTACTTCCAAATCCTGAACGAGGACCAGCAAAAGGAACTCGACAAGGCCAAACGCCGCCACTAACCCTGGCGGCTTTTTACGGCGTAAACTGAAGTACCAGAGTGTGACGCGGCGCCGTGGCCTACAGAGCCGATATTGAAATTGCGGTTCGCGGCGCACAAGAACTCAAGCGCCTGCAGAATGAAATTTCAGCCACCTCTAAGTTAGTTGACGGTTTAAATAACTATCTAGAAAACATAGGCACAGGAGGTATAGTAAGAAGCGTAAATAATTTAAAATCTGTAGTAGCAGACGCCGCAGAAGCGTTTAATAAAGCTGCTCTAGGTACAGATGAAGCTACGATTGCAGCCAGAAAATATGCTCAAGCTACTGATAGCTTAAATGCCGGCTTACGAGAACGTGCAGCGTTACTAGACAAAATAAATAGGCAAGAACGAGCAGCTGCTTTAGTGCGTGCAGGCGTAAATATGCCTGCTTCTCAACTCTTGCTTCCAGCAGCTGCACCTGGGGCCCCGGCAATGAGTGGCGGTGCCCGCCGCCGAATTACCGGCCCTGTGGAACGCCTTGGCGGCGCACGCACCGAAGACCAAGCTGCAATGGCCTTGCGCTTCGCGCAGGCTCTTGAAGAACAAGTACGCCCGTTAAGTCAGATACAGGCGCTATACGCGGGGATCGCCGGTCAAGCGGTAAAACTGCAGGGGATAAAGGCTCTGCCCGACTCCACAATGCTTAACGCTTCTGCAAGAGGCATTAAACAACTTGAACTAGGTCAAGACAGTTACAACCGCGAACTTAAAGAATCGGCAGACCGTATTCAGCAACTTGACCGACTTGAAGAAAGCCGTGCCCGTAGGGCGCGTAAATTACAAGATAGACAAGCATATTTTAACAACGAACCCGCATCATCAGTAGCAGGTCCAGGAGGCTTTGGCACTGCTATGCGTGGTCGTGCTGGAGGCGCTATCAGTAGTGCAATTATTGGTGGCGGCTTTCCTCTACTGTTCGGTCAAGGAGCAGCTGCGGCAACAGGCGGTGCCCTTGGCGGTTTAGCCGGCGGTCTTCTCGGAGGAGGTTTCGGCTTCGCGCTTTCTATTGCTGGTACGGCTATCGGAGATATAATTACACAGTCGGAAACATTAAATAAATCTCTGGCAAATCTTAATTCTAGTTTGTCTTCAACTGGCAACACATCGACTACAACGGCAGATGACATAAAGAGCCTGGCAAAAACACTGCAAATAACAAATGACGAAGCTCTAAAGCTAGTAAATACTTTTAGCCAGTTCGGAGACGCCCAAACGCGAGAGGCTTTGGCAACGCTGTTTGGGGGCGTTGGAGGAGCAGCTACATTTGAAGCTATTGCCCGCGCTGGAATAGACGAGAAAAACGCGCTGTCCTCTATATTTGAACTGCGTAAGTACATTGGTACTGAAGCTGCCAATCAATTAGCGTTACAGCTAAATACAGTTGGAGCAACGCAAACTCAAGCCGCTCTACTAAAACTTGTAGTTGAAAGAAGCATACAAAGTGCCGTAGCTGCTAAGAGTCAAGTGCAGTTTACGGATAATCTGCTAAGTACGTGGGAAAATATCGTTGCAGGCATTGCAGGCGCATTAAGCCTAGCTATTCAATTTATACAAAAAATGCGCGAGGGTAGTTTACTGAGACTACCCTTCCTGGATCAAGTTGCTGCTGCGCTGGAAGGTGTAAGAGCCCGCAGCGGTAAGCAAATTGCTACACAAAATGCGGCTGAACTTGAAAAACAAATGCGGGCTGCTGTTGAAGCAGCAATGAGAGGTTTGACGCAAGAAACAGGAGCTTTGGGATTACAAAGTGCTTTACAGGATCAGTACACAGCAAAACCCAAGGGACCTGAAAGTCGTGCGGGGCAATTAAAAGAAGAACTTGCAGCAATAGTAGCCATCGGTGAAGCAGAAGACCGCATCAGAGATTTGCAGTTCCAGGGTAGGGACTACACAGCATTGGCAGCAGAAGAAGACAAAATTAGAGCAGATATTGAACGCGATCGCGTAAAAGCTCTTTTAAGTGCAAATTACGCTAGCGAAAAAGGTCTAATTAACCAGATTGCCCTGGCACGTCTTGAAAACTTGCGTTTAGAAACAGCGGACAAGGCTCGGGCAATCAATCAGAAGAAATTTGAAGACGAGTTGCAGGCAGCAGCTGCTGTAAGGCAAAGCGTGCAGTCGTTTGTGCAGATTCGTAAAGAGCAAGAGTTCCAAGCTCAATACGCTAAAACGTACAACCGCCTTGTTACCGAAGGTTTGCTGCCCGCAGAGGCACAACGAATTGCTAACTACGAAAAAATGATTGCACAGCAACTAGATGCTGTGGCAGAGCAAATTAAAATTACGGACCTTGCAATTATTGAGGCTAAGGCCCGTGGTGCAAGCACCGTTGAACTAGAAAAACAACTCAAAATCTATAAAGATCAGCAAGATGCTATTAAAGGTGAAGCTGCAAAAGGCCCTGGTGAAGGCCCTACAGATCGCCAACGTCTAGAAGATCAAATAGCAAAACTACGCGGCGAGCTAAACACGCTAACTGATCCCATTAATCAAATTACAGCTGCTGCTGAAGGCATTGGATCCGCCTTTGCCAACTCGTTCAAGGGAGTTGTATCTGGCGCCATGACCGCCCAAGAGGCGCTGTCCTCGTTCTTCCAAAGCGTGGCCGACCGCTTCCTAGACATGGCGGCCCAGATCATCGCCAAGTGGATCGAAATGACGATCCTCAACAGTGTCCTTAACCTTTTCCCCGGCGGCGGAATGGGTCTTGGGGGTGCTACGGCCGCTGCGGGCAAATTAAATCCTGCTGTCGGATTTGGGGTTGGCCCTATTGGATTTAGAGCAGCAGGCGGTCCTGTATCTGCTGGCTCGCCCTACATCGTCGGCGAAAAAGGCCCCGAGTTGTTCGTCCCAGGCCGCAGCGGCGGTATCGTGCCCAACGACAGCCTTGGAATGGGAAGCGCCAACGTCGTGGTGAATGTGGACGCCAGCGGGTCTAGTGTGCAAGGCGATGGCAACCAGGCCAACCAGCTCGGTAAAGCCATCGGCATCGCGGTCCAGCAAGAACTCATCAAACAAAAACGCCCCGGAGGCTTGCTCGCCTAATGGCCACCTTCCCCAGCTACAACCCGACCTACTCGGCCAACAAGAGCAGTCAGCCGAATGTCCGCACGGTCCGATTCGGCGACGGCTACCAACAGCGCCTGACCTACGGCCTCAACCAAAATCCGAAAGAGTGGCGCCTCAGCTTCAACGTCACCGACGCTGACGCCGACATCATCGAAACCTTCCTAAACGACCGCGCCGCCGACAACGCCAGTTTTGACTGGACCCCACCCGACACCACCACGTCTTACAAGTGGATCTGCCCCAGCTGGACCCGCGAAATGTACGATTTCCAGCGCAGCAAAATCGACGTCACCTTCCAACAAGTATTTGAACCCTGATGGCGTATTCAGCCTGGGCCAGTTCAACCGCTTATGCCGTTGGCGCGATTGTCCGCGCCACCAGCCTGCAGGCATCCGGCCTCGTCTTCCAATGCACCACAGCTGGCACCAGCTCCAGCGCCCAACCCGCCTGGCCAACCGACATTGGCAGCACCATCACCGATGGCACGGTTGTTTGGACGGCGATCAGCAGCGTCTACGAAGAACTGGCCGCGCTGGCACCGAGCGCCATCATCGAACTATTTGAGATGACGCTTGACAGCGCCCTGCACGGCAGCAGTGACACCTATCGCTGGCACAACGGCTGCAACGCCAACGTCACCGGCAACATCACTTGGAACGGCAATACCTACACCCGCCTGCCCGTCAAGGCCGACGGTTTTGAATACAGCAACACCGGCACGCTGCCGCGCCCCACACTGACCATCAGCAACTTGGACGGCACCATGACCACGCTGCTGTTGCTGGTCAACGCCACCACACCCGGCAACGACCTCGGTGGCGCCACCGTCAAACGCATCCGCACCCTCAAGAAATACCTAG